CGTACTGGTCATACTGGTTCTACTGGTCCTACTGGTCATACTGGTTCTACTGGTTCTACTGGACCTACTGGTCCTACTGGTTCTACTGGTCGTACTGGTCATACTGGTTCTACTGGTTCTACTGGTTCTACTGGACCTACTGGTCCTACTGGTTCTACTGGTCGTACTGGTCATACTGGTTCTACTGGTTCTACTGGACCTACTGGACCTACTGGTCCTATTGGTTATACAGGTCCTACTGGTCATACTGGAACTACTGGACGTACTGGTCCTACTGGTCCTACTGGTCCTACAGGACCTAATTTATGGTCGACTCTTCCAAATAATGCTATATATTATATTTCGGGAAATATTGGTATAGGGACAGCTACCCCTCTTTATTTATTGGATATCAATGGAAATGTTCAATGTAGAGATATCGACTGTAATGGTAATATTCAAATTGATGCTAGAACGCATTCTAGCAACACTACTACAGGTGCTCTTGTAGTGTCAGGTGGAGTCGGTATTCAAGGGAATGTAAATATAGGTGGGTTCTCTAATCATGCGTTTGATGCTTCTTTTAATGGAAACATTCAATTAACACAAACGAATAATCCTTTATGGTTGGTTTCTAGAAACGCGTCGACAATCAATGGTACACTTGCTTCTGGTTCTGATGTAGGTATTTTCTATGGAACTACAAATCCGGCAGCTGGTGGATTAGTCATTTCGCCTAGAGGAATAGGAAGTGGAATTAAAATGTCTACAAATGGTAATGTAGGTATTGGTGTATCAACTCCTACAGTTACGTTAGATGTGGCTGGTGCCATTAAGGCAACTGGAGCAATTACTGGTGCTACAGCAACAAATACTATTAATAATGTTATTATTAATGCTGGGGCTGTTTCGGGTGTTACTACATTATCGTTAACCGGCCTTATTACTCAGAGTCTTGGAACGTATACCCCGCCTCTTGCTAATAGTGTTATTGGATATAGTGTAACGACTACCGGCACAAATACTAATACTATTAGTACTGCGTTTAATGCGTTGAATAATACCTTTTCTACGGGAGTTAGTATACCAGTAGCAGGAGTATGGTTAATAAACTATATAGGAGCGTTAGCAAATACAGCAACTACATTAAGCGCTGGTAATGTATCATTTGGTCTTTCTTTCACCCCAAGTAATTCAGGAAATACAGTGCTTATCTCCACAGCAAGAATACCCATTGTAAGTACTGCTATATACGGTGCAGCAGGGCTTTCAAGCTTTTCATTACAAGGTTCACATGTTTATACAGGTGCTTCTACAACCGTCTATTTAAATTGTAATTTATCCGCAACAAACGGTCTTGCTACTCGACCATGTTCTTTAACACTCACAAGAATAGCATAATACGTTCAAAACAACATATAAAAGTTCATTCATTTATATAAACAAATGAATGAAATCTTAGAAAGAGAGTCTATCATACACTCTTTAACCCAGATTCTCACCAATTACGAAGCCAATTGTGTGGACCTCCAATTCAAAAAGGGTATTTATATTTATGGCTCTCCCGGTTGCGGAAAAACCCGGTTTGTTCACGATGTTCTCAAATCCCTCAATTATGATATCGTCCAATATGACGCCGGTGATGTCAGAAACAAATCCCTTATCGATACGATTACGTCCAATAATATGGCATCGCAGAATGTATTACAAATGATGGCCCGCAAACCGAAAAAAATCGCCATTATCATGGACGAAATCGACGGAATGAATAATGGCGACAAAGGCGGTATTACAGCCCTAATCAAACTCATCCGTCAAAAAAAGACGAAAAAACAGAAACTCGAGCATATGACCCGAAATCCGATCGTCTGTATCGGCAATTATTACGTCGATAAAAAAATAAAAGAGCTGATGAAGGTCTGTCATACCTTCGAACTAAAACCGCCGACACCCGAACAAATGTCTCAGATTCTGACAACCCGGATTCCCACATATCCTTCCTTCTCTTCCGAACTTCAAACCAAAATGATCCATTATATCCAGGGCGATTTAAGGAAAATCGAATGGATAGAGAAAATGGTCAAAGTCAAACCGGGGCTTCTCACCGCCGAAACCCTCGACCATATTTTCCATCGCAAATGTTTCAATGAGGATTCGAAAAAAATAACCAAACGCCTGTTGGAAACTCCGCTCCCCCTCGTAGACCACGCTCGTGTTATTAATGAAACCGACCGAACGATTGTTGCGCTTCTTTGGCATGAGAACATAGTAGATGTTCTCTCCAAACAATCGAATCAAGAAGCCATTCCCTTCTATCTTAAGATTTTAGACAATATTTGTTTCGCCGATTTTATCGACCGAATTACCTTCCAACACCAGATTTGGCAGTTCAACGAGATGAGCTCGCTTATAAAAACGTTTTACAACCACTCGCTTTATCATAAAGCCTTCCCCGAACAGACCAAATTTTCCGGAGATATCCGATTTACCAAGGTTCTCACAAAATATTCGACTGAATACAACAACCAACTCTTTATTTACCATTTATGCCAGGAGCTCGATATGGATAAAAAGGATGTCGTTGCCCTCTTTCAAGAACTCCGGCTCTTTTACGGAGAGAACTGGAACGAACATATGGCCGAGATAGAACAAATCTTTGAGAACACAAACATCGACAAATTAGATATTAAACGAATGTATCGATATTTAGACAAAAATGTCAAACGCGAGATTGTCTATGAAGAAGAGAGTGATGACGAATTTTAGACCATGTATTCTCGACGGCTGAAGCAGATTCGTCGACCGTTTTTTGAACCACTTCGTGCCCCAATTCGGTTATCCGACCGTCTTTTAGCAATCCGTGTTCCTTTGCCTTTTTAAATCCGCTAGCATCTTGTTGCGAAAGCCATTCTACATCTTCTGACTTGATCTTATCAAGAGGAACCCTTTTTGACAGATGACCGCCACCCTTTTTAGAATCGAGTCCGTCGCGGACCATTGCGTGAATGGACGCAGTATGAACAAACTTGAACGCTTCTATGGAGTCGTTTACTGTAGTCCAGTCGTCTTTTGACGATTCAACCGGGTCCATTGTATTCATAGTGTTTGACAATGAAAGCTGAATCATGTCCAGACTTTCTTTAGAGAATTCGTATCCAGTCTCGGTTTCTTTCATGAAGCCACACAAGATGGCATATCCGAAAGGTAGCGGATTTTCTTGTATCATGGCTTCCATGGAGGCTTTTGGAATTTGGTTTAGTTTCGATAGTAAATCGGGTTCGAACATTCGCATGACAGTAGGATGAAGACCGTCTCCCCCTTTTTTGGTTTTCTTTTCTTTGGCAACCTTTTCTTCTTTTTTCTTGGGTTCCTTTTCTTGTTTGACGGGTTTCTCTTTGACGGGTTTCTCTTTGACGGGTTTCTCATCCAATTTCAAAATCTCTTTTCTATAGATGAGCATGAAAGAACTCAACACGGTTCCTATGATAATCCAAGAAACGCTACATACAAAAGCGTTTTGAAAGCTAAAAAGAAGGTTTATAATATCCATGGATATCCACCCTAAAATCTGAAATAAGGTTGTAATCAGCAACCATAAAATAGAAAAAACATTGTAATTACCGAGCGTGTTTGTTATAAAGTTGGTTGTATTTGTTATAAAGTTGGTTGCGCTTGCGGAAATGGATACAAACTTGTGAATATGTAATATTCCACCCTTAGCAAACAAAAAATCAAAGGAATCGAAATCACCCGCTTCAGTAATAGCGCCTAGAGAACCTACTCCTAAAAATCCGACAATGACATATACCCATACAGATTTAAGATTTTTGGTAAATATATCAGACAGCACATACCATATAAAGTTCATAACGGTCGAGATGGTCCATTTGACTCCTTCCCCCACTTTGGAAAGGGCTTTAAACCATGGTGTATTCGAAATGGTAGAGTTCCACCAGTCCCAAAAATCGGCAGACCATCCAATATGTTTTTCAACCTTTCCACCCTTTCTTTTCTTTCGTTTATGGATCTTCCGAGTATGCATATATTATAGCATGATATAATATATTCTATTCAACTAGGAAAGAGAACCTTTTGTGACGCTTTCGGAATTCGTTTTTTGACCATGGATTTGCTCATTTCTGCCGTATCTTGAAGAATTTCTTTTGCAGAGCGAGAGAGTTCTCCGTTGACAACAATCCCCCATTTTTCAGCAATTTCAAATTCTTCGGGGGATTTTTTCAGAAGCCAGTCCATATCTGCCGATTTCAATTGATTCAATGTTTGAGGAATGTTTAAGAAAGGGTCCGGGTCTTGACTGTCGCCACCACCCGTCATTTTATGTTTCTCCTCCATTTCGACGGCCTCTCTTGTAATGGCATAAATGGATGCTGTGTGAAGAATTTTAACACCGGTTAAAGCTTCTCGAAGAGAATCTAATTCATAATTTTCCAAAGGAGTATCGATTGATCCACCTTTCTGAGTCTTCGGTTTACATCCTTTACATCGATGATTCAAAAAGGAGATGGATTGAATAACTGGTTCTTTTAGTTTTTGAATCCGTTTTTCTACTAATTCGTATCCGTCTTCGGTTTTTTTTATGAATCCAAGTGCTAGAGCAATTTCAAAGGGGAAAGGCTGTTTTTTGCGGATTTCTTCTAATTCGGCTGTTGATAGATTTTTGAAATTGGCTAAGGATTTTTTACTTAATAACCGATGAACCACTGATTCATAATTTACTTCTGTTTGTTTCTGCTTACCACCTGATGTGGTTGAAGACAAACTACTAGAAGAGTTTTTGTTTGCCATTTCAGCGTCATAGGCTTCTTTTGCAGTATCATAGGCTTCTTTTGCAGCTTGATATTTTTGGGCGGTCTTTTCTGCCTGTTTTTTTGCTTTCTCTATATTCGACCTTGTCGCTTTTTTTACAGCAGATTCCGATTCTTTATTTTCATTCTCGGCTTTTTCCATATCGTCTTTTAATTTTTTCAAGTTATACACGGTGTATTCTTCTGGATGATTTTTCTTCAGATCTTCTTCGTATTGTTTCTTTGCCTCTCTATATATTTCTTTTGCTTTTTTCAACTCTTCTTCTAATTTTTTCTCTTTATTCATGAATTCGCCAACTGACATATTTGAATTATTTTTTGAAAAATCCTTCAACTGTTTATGAATATTATTCATTTGTTGTTTTGCGTCCATCATTCGAATATAATAGGACGGGTTGAGATGTTCTGAAATCCACATGATAAGAACAACAAAGATGTACATGACAATACTAAAAGAAAATAAGGAATTGGAAAAAATAAACATAAATAGATTGGAAGGAATCCAATACACTACAATTGTCCATATAGTCGCTACAATCGCCCATACAAACTTCACTACCGCTCCAAAATTTAATACGGTGTTATTCAAAAAACTGGCAACAGTAGTTGCGGGCTGAAAAAAAGAATCTCCTGATGCGTTTACAGCAGTTCCTGCCCATTCGATTAAATCTAAAGATGTTATTAAAATCAATACATAATGCCAATTCGTTTTTACTGTTCCGACTAATGATGTAAAGGCATTCGAAATCAATCCTACTAACCATAAAATAGGTATGCTCATGAGAGAAAAATATTCGGACACTATTTTGACAATCTCACCTATAACTGGAATCGGAAGAGTATTTTTATAAGTTTCAATAATGTGTTCTATGACCGAATCTTTTAGTCCGATAATATAATTAAACCAACTGGCCAATCCGATTTCAAGATTTGTTGAACCACCTTTCAAGACCCCTCCTTTTATAGCTTTTCGTATCGAAGATTCGTAAATACTCTTTAAAGCTGGAACATTTGATGATAAATTGTCTAATGACATCCCTTTGAGACATTTTGGAAAATTAAATATTTTATTGGGAAATGGGTAATTGATGGATAAAGCTTCGTCTATTAAACAATGTTGCTTTTGGGTTTTTCTACGATGTTTTTGTTTCCTCTTTTTAGGTGTATACATGTATAGTATAGACCTATATTTTATGATTCGTTCCTGTATTATTTTATATTGTATTTGGATGAAATTTCAATCGCTTTGTCTAAACACTCTTTGGCAAGTATTTTAAGTTCTCTTGTTTTTAATACTAACTCGTCGGATTCTTTACGAACATTTCGAATATTTATAGTTAAATTATCTATACGTTCATGTAGTCTACGAAGGTTGTACTCCATATTACAATTACAATAAGACATAAAACAATGACACTTGACTATGGTTGAAATGAATTTGTTTTGAATGAGTGAGTTCTTTATGACAGGACGCTCATCTACCATTACGTTTTCTTTTATGACAAGATTCTCTTCTACCACTACGTTTTCTTTTATGACAAGATTCTCTTCTACCACTACGTTTTCTTTTATGACAAGATTATCTTCTACCACTACGTTTTCTTTTATTACAGGATTCTCTTCTACTACTTGCTCTACTACTTGTTCTACTAGTTGTTCTGCTGATAGATCTACCACTTGTTCTACGGGTGGTTCTACTACTTGTTCTACGACTTGTTCCACAGATGGTTCTACGGGTGGTTCAGCAAGTGGTTCCACAGATGGTTCCACAGATGGTTCCACACATGATTCCACAGATGGTTCCACAGATGGTTCCACAGATGGTTCCACAGATGGTTCCACACATGGTTCCACACATGGTTCAAGAAATTCTTTTGTGACTACATTCTCTTCCATTATTTCCGTATCGAATAACATATTTTCAGACTCCATGGAATGTTCCGATGCTATCTCGCTAATAGTGTCACAAAGGGAATATTCGTCCACCATCTGATGACGTGTCGCTTGATTCAATGATTCGACCTCTTCCTCAATATCCCTTAATATATCTACTAAATCAAACCCATATTCAGAAACCAGATCGCATACATCGGACAATAATCGGCGAAAAGGAGCAACCACCGTATTCATAATGTTTTCATTGGATAGCGTCGTCTCTTTTACTAGTGTCATAAAGGTTGTATATTGTGTATGGATGTGATGACGCACACAACTATCCCGGTCCCATTCACCCCTATGAAGATTAGCCTTTATGACATCTAATAAGATAGGATTTGTAAGATAAAACTCGATACCATATTTGCGAACACATGTTTTTCCTACATATTGTATGGCCTTCGATGGTTTATGATACAAATAAGTTATACGTTTCACACGATGTCCGCATATACAATGAACATAATGATTGAGTGATTGAGAACATACGATAACCCAATCCTTATCCATTTTTAGTAGAGATTCCATACTTCTATATTTGTATCTACTGATAAATCCATCCATTATGCTACGCATTGTAAAAATACAATGGTGTATACCTCATTTTATTATGATATAGTAAATACTGAAGAGATACAAAGATATAAAAGAATAACCATTAAACGCCTATATGGGAAAAACAATATCACATACGCCAAAATTGTCAAAAAAATTCTATCCAATTGTATCTGTATGTACACCGACATTCAATCGCCGCCCCTTTATTCCGGTTATGTTAGAATGTTTCAAGAACCAGACCTATCCTAAAAACCGTATGGAATGGATTATTGTAGATGACGGAACGGATCCTATTAAAGATTTGATAGATGCTGCTAATATTCCGCAAATCCGGTATTTTCGTGAAGAGCGGAAGATGGCACTCGGTGAAAAAAGGAATTATATGCATTCGAAAATCAAGGGAACCATGGTCGTCTACATGGACGACGATGATTATTATCCGCCAGAGCGTGTAAGTCATGCTGTGGATATGCTTCAGACCCATCGGGAGGCACTTTGTGCTGGATCGAGCGAGATTTACGTTTATTTCAAACATATACAAACCATGTATCAGTCGGGGCCTTATGGACCGAATCATGCTACAGCAGGAACATTCGCTTTCCGCGCCGAACTCCTAAAGAATCATCGGTATGACGACCACGCTGCTCTGGCGGAAGAAAAGAATTTTTTGAAAAACTATACAGTTCCTTTTGTTCAACTCGACCCCCTAAAAACCATTCTAGTGTTCTCCCATAACCACAACACTTTTGACAAAAAGAAGTTATTAGAAAATACTCATCCCCAGTTTTTCAAACCGTCCACGAGAACTGTCGATGACTTTATTCGCCACCCGAAGGAGGCCTCCATCAAACAATTCTTTATGACAGATATCGATAGGGCTTTGGCGGCATACGCACCTGGAGAACCTTCGATGAAACCGGATGTTCTCAAACAAATAATAGAAATTGAAGAAGAACGGAAGATATTTAATCAGCAACAAGGACATCAATCCAGTGGTCAGATTATGATTAATGAACCTGGAAAAGAACCACGACCTATGTCTCCTCAAGAAATCCTTTATGCTATAAATACGCAACTGGAAGAAATCAAATCTCTGCGTGAAAAGAACGGTATGTTAGAAAACATGGTTGCGAATTTACAAAAGACGATATCGAAATTGAATCATGGAGAAGACTCTTCGCTTATGTCTTCACCTTCACCTTTACCTTCACCCCCCTCTATTACATCTCTTTCGCCTACCATTACAACCCCTCAAGATACGTTTGTAGATACCTTATTGAAAAAAATCGATGCGTTAGAAAAAAGAAATAAGGAATTGGAAAAGGGGGTTCCTCCAATTCCTGAAGTCAAAGAAGTCAAAGACATCATTCCTCATAAATCCAAAAGTATGCCTGAAATAATAGTTGATATATCTAGTTAACTCTTTGCTTGAATAAACGCCCAAAATGGGTGTTTATTCAAGCAAATGTTCAATATTTATTTTGAGGAATTGATGATGGTATCATTACATCCAAAACGTATTTCATCATTGTTAGATGCTGGATTTGAAGATTTTTAGGTTAATTCAAACTAGGGTTAGCAGTCATTGAACCTGAGGCCAAATTCGTTATATCTGGTTCGTCATTTTTTTTACCAAATACAGATTCGCTAGCTTTACCCTTATATTCATAAGCCTTTTCTCCGAGTTCTGTAAATTTGTCGTTTAGCTGTTTACTATATTCCCCCATTTTTGAAACGAATCCGGACAATATGGATGGTTTTTTCATACCGGCGGTTCTCGTCTCAAATTGTTCGGTAAAGGTTTTATTGAAATCATCGCTCTTCATGATCGTTTTTAGGACACTATTTGTAGTACGTTCTTCATAAGCATCTGGTTCTTTGGAACAATCATATTCCAATCGTTTGTCTATAGAAGGATTGTCTTGTTCTTCATATGATCTTACAAAATCAGGCATTTTATAAACAGCTTTATAGACACACCATAACAATACCATGATAACTATCATACCATTCAGAATTACCATGAATGTTTTTACTGCCATACTGTTTTTGTCGGCGTCTTCGTTTGTTTTTTCCGATAATCCGGTATTATATGCCGGAGTATTCGATGACATACTGGAATAGTTTTTGATACCCTTTATTAAATTGTCAAGAATGACCAACTCTACCAAAAAATAAATAGATACGAAAAGGAAACATTTGGCGAAGTATTTGAATGGTTCTTTGCGATAATTCGAACTACATAATTTGGTATAAATGATACGATGTATGAGGTCGAATTTATAACTACTACTTTGAAGAGGCGTAGTATAATTTCCAATTCCCATAACACCGTTGATAAGGAAATAAAGCGCAAAAATGGTTTTTGAAAATTTGACCATACCCATCGATACAGAATATTTGAGAATCCAGTAAATGATCGCACAAAAAATTTTGAGGAGTTTTGTGAAGGGTCCGTCTCCAGTTTTCATTATCCATTTTACCCATGAATTTTCGTAAGTACTTCCTTGTAATTTACAATCTCCCGTCAAAGATTTTGAATTACCCGGTTCTTCAGGTGCTCCTCCGGTTATTTCTTTTCCAAATAAAGAACTTTTAACATTACTTGCCATACTACCTAAAAATCCCGTATTTTTACCAACCGTAGAATCAGTCTCAGCCAATTGTTTTTCGCCCAATTTGGTCGCCAAAACAGCAGCTTCTCGTGCTGCTTTCTTAGCAAGAGATGCGTTATAAATACATTCCATGATTTCAGAAATGGAAATTCCGAAAAATTTGTTCAAAAACGAAAATAAAAAGAAATACACGGTTACACCTTTTGCGTATCCATCAAGCGCTTTTCGACCCATGATTTGAACATCTGGTATCTTAAGTTTTGACAAAGTGCCCAATGTTTGCAAAATCAGGTTCGAACGTTTTTTGAAAAATCGATATACTTGAAAAAAAGTCCATAAAAAGAAGAGATAGGGAACATTATCCTTTATGACATATCCGAAGAACCCTTTCCGAAAAAATGTTTTAATCGCATTCAACAATGTATAAACCATTTTGACGGGTTTGAAAACGAATTCAAAAACAAAATCGGTTTGACGTTGTTCAAACGACCGATACATTAATTCCCAATCCGGAAAAATAGGCGCGAAACATTCCATACATTTGCGTTCATAAATCATTTTTCCTGCTTCATCCGTCTTTTTGACCAAGTCGAAACAGTCTTTAAAAAAGAACATGTAATAAAAGTTATAAACAATGTATACTATAATAGGAACACAACACATTCGATAGATTTCTGCCTTTATTTTTTTTGCGTATCCTTTGCACTCATTTTGCATATTATTATTTGCTTTTTCACAATCTGATAATCCCGGTGGAAAATAGTAGTTTGAGATGTCTTTTGCCGGAACAACATTCTCTGGAAGTAAAGTATTGTTATAATCGGTTGGTGTAAATAATCCAAGAATGTAATTGGCAAGAAGAACATTTATAGGTGGAATGACATCATCGGGAACAGGAGGCAATATAAGTGTTCCATCCAATGGAAGGGGTTGATAATTATCTTCGACAATAGAACCCGATAAATATTTGATTCGATTATTGATTTCCATAACAAACATTCTTATTAATGAAAAAATATTTTGTGGAAGAATATTAATATAAATGGTAGGTGTTCCTTTTGAAATATAATCCGTTGGTATTCCATCCGAAGGTAGTGCCAAATTATAGACATTTGGATTATTATTTGTAAAAACAAACTCAATTTGGTCTTGCATTAAAAATATGAAAAATAGATGATTGAACATGGCGATCTCATACGGTGTCAAATAGGTGCTATAGACACGATATTTCTGGAATTCAATGGCATTCAAATACGTTATATAGACCATACATACATTCGCTTCTATCGTTGGGAAGAGAACGACTGTGTTATTCTTGTATTTATAATATAATAAGAGTCCATACCATTGTGAAATATATTTCAAATAGGTTTGAATACTCTCTGTTCGCAATCCATTCAAATTGATCGAGAAGGCGTAATTCGTATCGACATCTTTCAGTTCGGGAGGTGTTGCAGGTGGGTCAGCCGGTTTTGTCAAAGAGGATAAATATTGGTTGATGTTTTGGATATAATTGGGGTCGTTTACATTTTGTATAGCTTGTTCAAATCCGGCAAGGTCAATTGGATAGGGAAAATATTCAGTAGCAAAAGGGTAAAAACTGATAGGTGTATTATTTGAAAAAGAGAATCGAGCAGTTTTCTGCAAATAATTCGCAAATCCTTCGGCTGTATTTGGATAAGAAGACTTGGGTATACTATTCGAGATGGCTTCTATCTCACCGAGAACAGAAGGATCCGACAATATATTATCGAATTCATTGTTGAAAATAAACAATTGGTTGGATGTAGGAGGTATACCTAAACTCTTTTCATATGCGTTTAATTTTTTCAAATAATAGGTAGTGACTGCTGTTTCATTCAAATTGGGATGGTTCTCCAAAAAGGATTGAATAGTATAAATTAAATCCGGTGTGTCAGGCATAGAAAATTGTTCGATTTTGTCCTTCCAACCGTTTTCTATTGTATTCAATGCGTCGCTTGTCGTGTTCACCTCGTCGTTAGAACCTTCGCTTGTCGTGTTCACCGCGTCGTTAGAACCTTCGCTTGTCGTATTCCATCCACTTTTAAAATCATAATCTAGACTAACGGATTTTTGTTTCAATAAATCCAATTGACCACTTGCCCATGTGAATGTATTCGGCATGGCTATTTGATTTGATTTTAATTTTCCTGTTTTACAATCGACTTGTCCGATCATCAACATCAATAGAGATTTCAATAATGACTCGAGACCTTTATCAAATTTCGTTATAGGATTGGGTATTTTTTTCAGTAATTTTTTGATTTTTTCTATCAATTCCCCAAATTTTGTTTTCAGAGATATCGTTCGCTTTACATTGATAAAATAATCATCACCTGGTAGATTGAATCCTTCTTGAAGTGAATTACTTTCGTGATTTGATTTTCTCCAAGTTGTTTCTTCCATAATATATAATCGCTTATATATTATGTATAGGATTATCTTGCGTATAGCATACCGCAATTACCTCCTACAAACGACAATATGTTATATCTCTCCTCAAATACTCTAAGATTATAGTTGTATTCGAACAATTGCCAGTTGTTTTTTGTGGTTCCAATCGGATTTCCATTTCCGTCACAAAGAATATTGTATTCAGAGTTCTGAATGTCAAAGGGGGGAACAAATGTGGTCAATTCTAGTTCGACGAGTCGGAAACGGCTTAAATTGACAGCACCCGATGGCTGATATTCTAATGGATCAGTATTCAAACAGAAATTATAACAATAAAGCCCGTCTTTGGCAGAGCCGCGAGTTCTGACATATTTTTCCACGTAATTGTATATTCCAGCTTCCATGACATTCTCGCGATAGTCGCCATTGAGAACAATGGCCATCGTTTCTAAAATCTCTTTTTGATTCTGGGGGGCGAGGGGACCCGTTGTAAAAATACCCGTTCTGATTTGCGGAGCTCCTCCAGTGCTAGGATTTCCTCCTGGACCATAATTTGTTTCTGGATCGGTGGGAGGCATTTGAATATCGACTGGCAGATTTTTGTAAGGCCAATTCGTATAATTCGACCATTCATTTCGCATGTTCACGTCATTTCTTTGTAAATACATCATCCAACTAGAAACCATACCACTAGAGGTGAGTTGGACTTTTTTCGACCCCGTTACATTCTGAAAAGTGTAGTCAAATACATCTTTGACTAAATAGACTTGGTCTTCTGCCGCAAATTTGCGGGTTTCTTCTGGTGTCAAAAAGCAATATGTGGACAAGAGGTGTACATCGGCATTCCATGTATTGTTTTGAATCGGCCATGGATATAGTAACGGTTGCGATAAGTCTCTTACAGGGCTTTGAAGAAATTGATACATATTGAACTGGGGTTGATTGAAATCGGGCTGGATGTAGGGGAAGTTATTTGCCGTGTCCCACACATCACGCACTTGAAAGAGTTCTTGAATCGGTCGCATTGTTATAGATACACTGAGTTCATTGTATTGGAGGGAAATCATGGGAAACGCGCAGCGACTGTCGAGTGTAAACCAGGTATTGATAGGAATATAGAGTTTTCTGGCGCGAATAGATGGTTCTGATGTTACTCCGTCTCCGTAATAATAAGCACAAGGATAGGCGTTTAGTCGACTGTAGACATTCGCTGGGTCATTCAACTCGGGAACATTGCCTGTCATTTCGTCAAAAAGCTCTTTCTTTTCTGCTGAAAAATCTCGTTCGACCATAGCCCGTAAGTAATCGCCGGAATATTTTTGTATAGTTTGAGAACCGCATGTAATCAATACTTCCGTTATCATACTTGTTCCTAACTCGCGAATCCATCGGAAATCATAGGGGGCCCATTGATTCGCCGTTTGCACGCAAGGATTATAAATCGGGCTCCAAATAGTGGGGAGATTGATCACCAAATAGGTATCCATCAAGAGTTCAGCGTATCTAGGCATTTTGAAAGTAAAGGTGGATGGTTCGGTTAGCCTCAAATCCCTTAAACCATCGTAATCAATACGGAATTTTTGTAGACCGAAATTTGTATATTTAGCATAGGTGACTTTGAAAAAGGTTTTGCTTGGATTTCCTGTCAAAAATATATTATTGTTTCCGGTTGATATTAGATTTAATAGACCTCCCGCCATGGTTTGTATAATATGCCCCTATTTTTTATTTTCCTTTATCTATACATATATTAACCCTTTATTGGAATAAAGGGCGGAACTCATTCCATGAAAATAATACCATATATAATGTGCCGCCAAAGGCGGCATAAATATATATGAATTATTTATAGGGAAAGGGTTAAATGGATATCTACCAAAAATTAGCAATCATTCTTGTTATTATTTTGTTCTCCTATATTTTGTTTCGATTGTTTATTCAGCGAATACAGTTCAAAAAGGAGGCGGTCGAAGGATTCACTCCCAGTAATTCAAATGTTGTATCCATTCAAAATAACAATACGATTCCTTCTGGAATCAGTAATATGTCCATAAATTATGCTAAGAAACCCCTGAACCAATTGTATATCAAGGCCGCTTATGGAGGTGCTTATGACGGGGTGGATACTTCTTCGGATATGTTGTTATACACATTATCCCTTGGATATCGATATATTGTCATACATGTCTTTTATGACGTTGTAAATGGGGGAAATGAACCGGATGCTACAGAAACCGCTGTGGTTGGTTTTGCCGATGTTTATCCACCTGTAGAGAACATTGCCAAAAAGACAATGGCTTTATCCGATGTTTTACAAGGTATTCAACAAAACGCTTTCTCTTCTACCTCGCCGAATCCGGATGATCCTTTCTTTCTTCATATTGTACCTGTGTATCAATCCGCAAATGGAAAAGACACTCCTTCTACAGAGGCTACAAAAGGGTTCAATACACAATTGAATTCGCAAATTGAACAATCGCTGGCCCTTCTAAAAAATTCGAATCGGACCTCTGGACCCGTCAATACTACAGAAACGACTTTAGCAGATCTCCAGGGGAAATTTGTTGTTATTATGGACACAGAATCTAGTGAGGGTAATATGACACAGAATCTCAAACAAATGATCGGGCTCTCTGTTCCCCTTCATACAATAAAATCCACGAAAACCATGAGCTCAAAAACGGATGAATTCAAAATTGTTTTCCCAATAGATGAGAAAGGTTCTCTTCTAACAAGTCCGCCCCCATATTATGAATTATACGAAAACTACAAAATCAATGTGAGTCCTGTTTGTCCATGGTTATCACGTTATTTAGGAACCTCTACCATTGGAACCACTAATTTAGGAGATTATGAACAATTGTTCTCAAAACAAGGTGGTTCAGCATTCATAGCTTTCACTACTCCAAAAAAATAAGAGAATAAAATGACTAGTCGTGTTATGATATCACTGGTGTGAAAAGAATGAATTATTTCTTCTTATATTTTAGATGGGAAAGACAAAATTATGTGCGGACTCAATGACATTAGAAGAATGTGAATTGGCTATTTTACATCATGCGGTCGATGAAACGGAGAACATTCAAAAAACAAAAATAGCGAATACCGAGGATGTCAAAAAGATGATTCAAATATTGGAGGATTTTTTGCGCCGAACCAAATGTATTTGTTATGGTGGAACGGCGATTAATAATATTCTACCTGAAGAAGCAAAATTTTATGACAGAAGCGTAGAAATCCCTGATTATGATTTTTTTAGTTCAACCCCAATAGAACACGCACGAGAACTTTCGCAAATTTATTACAAAGCCGGATTTACGGAGACGGAAGCCAAGTCAGGTGTTCATAAAGGAACATATAAAGTGTTTGTGACCTTTATTCCGGTAGCCGACATAACAGCATTACCAAATCCAATTTTTGCGGCGATTCAAAAAGACGCAATCGTCATAGACGGGATTTATTACGCGCCTCCTAATTATTTGCGAATGGGTATGTTTTTGGAGTTGTCGCGTCCTGCTGGCGATGTCAGCCGTTGGGACAAGGTTCTCAAACGGTTAACACTTCTTAATAAATATCATCCGATGAAGGTTCCTTATAATTGCCGTTTGAGAGAACCTGAAGCCCCAGCGAATTTGAAACGCAGAGAGCAAGTCTTTGAGACATTGCGCGATACTTTGGCGGATCAAGGCGCCGTATTTTTCGGTGGATATGCTGCGTCTCTCTATTCTCAATATACGAAAGACCCCGTTTCTACAGAGAACCCGCCGAGTATGGATGTTATCATTGAGAACCCACAAAAAGCCGCGACGATTGTCAAAGAACGGCTTATCAATATTGGCGTCAAAAACGTAAAAATCATCCGACATCCAGCCATGGAAGATGTTCTTACAGAACACTATGAAATCAAAATCGGGCAAACTACGGTTCTCATCCTTTTTCAACCTATCGCCTGTTATAATTATAATGTTCTCACTTTAGGAAAACACAAAGTCAAAGTCGCAACCATTGATACGATGCTTAGCTTCTATCTTGTCTTTGCCTATGCGAACCAGCCGTATTTCGACGTCGAACGTATTTTGTGTATGGCACAGATGTTGTTTGACATCGAAGAGGAGAACCGGACGAATCAAAAAGGATTATTAAAACGATTTTCCATAGATTGTTATGGAGAGCAAGATACCCTTGCGACTATTCGTGCGGAAAAGTCCGACAAATTCAAAGAACTCAAAGACAAAGGCGTCGAACGCGATTCAAAAGAGTGGAACGAATGGTTTTTCAAATATTCGCCGGCAGAAGAAGCCGAGGAGAAAACACCGCGTTCGAATCGGTCGGCTAGAAAACCATATAAACTGCGAAGAAACCGGACGCAGAGAAAGCGCCTACCCCTTTCTTTTCGCAGTTTTTTCAAAAATCGTCGGTCTAATAGAAACACATTATTGTAAATATGTATGTCAAAAAGATACATATTTATTGAGAACCCCCTTATTTCTTCTCTCTCTTTTTCTTTTCTTCTTCTATGAATTTTTGTTCTTCTTCTTTGTTTTTGTTTTTGATAATATAGATTAAACTAGTTAAACTAAAGAAAAGGACAATGACGATTATCCACGCGACCCAGTTATACCCTTCGGAGAAACAAGACCAATTGGCTAACCAAACTAGAAAGACGGCTACTAAAATATTTGATACTAGTGATAGAAATGAAATACCGAATAAATAAATGTCACAAAAAGTACCTATGACAGAAAACAAGAGAACAGCTCGGGCAATAGCACAAAGTTCCATATACTATCCTGTTATATAATAATACTAACATTATTATTGTCAGGTAGAGGTGAAATCAAATCCATAATTTTTTTATAACTATCTGGATTATTTAGTCTACAAACTTGATGTGTTTGATCCTTTATGACACAACCATTTGATTTGCTACAAACCTCAAAACAGTCATTCATTTTTTTAACCCATCTTATATATTTTACGTTGACGAACTTATTATCGTCTGACTTTATGAATACATTATCGGGTTTTGCATCCATTATAATGATATACTCTCAGTCTGTTTATATATTTTATAGTAGTGTCAAAAAGTATTGAATCCCTAAATAAAGGACGGCGAATATTGCGCTTTTCAAAGTAAGCCCCACCAAATTAAAGTTTCCGTCTTCCCGGTAAATGGACAAAAAGGAGAACCTTTTGAATATTAAAGTATTTATGATAGGCAATTGGAAAACGAAATATAAGAGACCCACGAGAATGGGCCATTGAACGGCATCGAGCCAATGTTCTCTCGTTTTTTCGCGCATCTTCTTTTCTTCATATTCGCGAATCTGGCGATCCTGTGAGACTTGGTATTCTTGAATATAATCGGATGTCAGTTTTGGTGGTGGCGGAATATAATTGGGCTGGATTTGTTCGTCTTGAGTATGTTCCATAGTATTCATGGGAATATCCCTTTGTGGAAGTCGTTGTGGGACATCAGGAATATAATTCGATGAAGGACCATTCCCAGAACGGCCTTGGGTATGCTCTGGTGGCAACATTCCACCTGGGGGCGGTTGTGGAATCCCATAAGGATTTGGATGAACATCGATAGGCATATAGGTATTGCTAAATCCGCCCATCCCACCGCCTTGAGGGGGCATTCCACCGCCTTGGGGGCCCAGGCCACCACCCATATAAGGTCCTTCTGGCAAGTCTACAATACGCGTTACTGAAATATTCTCTGTCATATGGTATATGTTTATGAGATAATGTTATCTCTTTTTACGCGGTAGGTAGGTAGGGAAACCTACGGTTACTATGCCCCGCCGTAGGCGGGGACTGCCCCTACATGGGGTCCTTCGGGGGGTCCTATGGACCCCCAACTGTGCCGACAAAGTCGGCACCGGACCCCGGCCGTGCGCCGTAGGCGCACATGACCCCATCCCTTAGGCTCCGCCAAAAGTGTTTATGATGACCATAATCAACTCTATTTTATGTCCTCTTCATATGTCATAAAGAAAAATCCTTTATGACAACATAATCAACTCTATTTTATGTCCTCTTCATATGTCATAAAGAATAATCCTTTATGACAACATAATCAACCCTATTATATCCTCTTCATATGTCATAAAGAATAATCCTTTATGACATTCTTTTGATTACGACTTTTACCATAACTACGTTTTTTATAGATTAGGGACCTTTCCTAATTCAACCGTTTTCTTCGTTCCGTCGCATGGTCCGGATTGAAGAGTGTATTTATAACACTCCTCTCCGAATTTATAGGTCTGACCGTCAATCTCATTAATGAGCGGTCCATTGAAATTCAGACAATGTTTTCCACTACAGGTCTTATAGAATAATGTCGCTAAACCGAGACCTAATATAATGGACACAAGATAGGTTCCCATAGGCGTATTCAATAATCGTTTCAAATTCATATATACAAACGATATAAATTATAAAATGGATATAAATAGTGCGTGATAGATATATTAGATGAACGTTTATTTTGGCTCGAAAACAAAAGCCGAAGACAGTGATGATGATGACAATGAAAGCAATATCTATAGAGAAAACAACCGCATCTATTTTTATAGCGAAATCGACAGAACTTCAACCCAAACCCTTATGAAATTGATACGCGAAGCGGAGCAATATTCCTTTGTGGCTGCCTTCCAATTGGGTTTAGAAAATATTCCTATTTATCTTCATCTTTCTTCCCAGGGTGGATACATTTATAATGCGCTTTCAGTCGTAGACGCTATTAAACGGTCTCGTGTTCCCATTTATTCAGTTATAGAGGGGTCCGTCGCTTCTGCTGGAACATTTATTAGCATGGTATGTAAAAAACGGTTTATTTGTCCAAATGCGTTTATGATGATTCATCAGTTGAGTGGTGGAGTCGGTGGCAAAATGGGCGAGATTTCAGATGAATTCACTAACTTGAAGGAATTGATGGAGGTTATTAAACGCTTATATACAGAGCATACTCAGTTATCACAAAAGAAATTAAATAAGTTATTAAAACACGATTTATATTTGAATGCCAAGAAGGCGCTCAAATATGGATTGGCGGATGAATTATATATTTGAACCCTTATTTCTGCTTATCCCTATTTCTGCCTATCCCTGAACAGGTATCGTCGGCGTGCCTGCCGTACATTTAGCAGACTCTTGTTTCACATTGAAACAAGTGCCTGCTTGGTCTTTGTATTGAATGAGGTCTACATTATCGGGTTTAGGATAAACATATATGGTGCGTTTGTCGGCTTGATACACATAGACAAAAAACAATCCAATTGCTAAACTAATGACAAAGATAGGAAGATTGATGTATTTAAGAAGACCCATATATCGTATCTTCCGAATTTATTTCTTACCCTTCTTTCCCCTTTTTACATCTTTATTTCTTACCCTTACCCTTCTTTTTCTTTGCTCCACTACTTGATGGATTCTTTGCTACCCCCGACTGCATATCTTCTAACCAGTCATCTGTCATGACTGGGTCTTGCTTCGCTGGGATCGGCTGCTTCGCTAGGGCCTGACTTTTCTCCTGAACCCCCTCTTCCGGTAATTTAAACACGAATTCATTTGGGGCTTTCGCCTCCAAAGTGTAATTTGCGGATTGTTGCCGTTTTTCCAACTTGGTTCGCATACGATCTTTCTGTGCGCTCTTTCCCATCATAGATGACATCCGATTCATATCAAACATACCCTTCCCCATGGAACCGCCCATAGACTTCATCATATTCTTCATCATATCTTGAAACTCTTTACCACCAGCACCGCCCTTCATCTTCGACATCATCTCACTCGCCTCTTTCATGAGCTCTTCTTGTGAAATCGACCCCGATTTCATCTTATCATCCAATTTAGAACCAATCTTTTTGACCAAATCCATGATTTTTTTCGGGTTGCGCATCATTTTTTTGAGAACATCGCTCGTTTCTTTTACTTCTCCATCGTCAAACATATCCATAACCTCGCCGCTCATTTCCTCTGCTAATTCTTTTGCTAGAGTTCCTATCTTTCCGTCAAAAATGGTTTTTAGATGATTGTGAAGATCATCGGCATTGGGCATAGCATCTCCTCCTTCTTTTTCTTGTGATTCCGTTGCCCCTTGAAACATTTCTTCAAACGCCTTTTCCATATTTTCGGTAGACCCGTCTTTCGAAAGACCTTTAAAGAAATTCGTTAGCCCTTCAATTGTATCCCCCAGTTTTTTCTGGAGTTCATCCTCCTCAATTCCTTCGAATAAACCGGCAGTGTCTCCAAAAGACGCCGCGGATTTCACATTCCCCATAATGGTTATGAGAATGAGCTGTAAATACTTCCAAATCGCCTGTTTAGTATTTTCGCTAATTCCGGGCGCGGATAACAACATCCGGAAATCGACATTTGGCAAAAACATCATATTGCTGTCGGATTCTATGACTTCCTCATTTTGATACAATATATCAAAAAATCGCTCAGGATACACAGATAAACAATATTCATATAGGGGTTTTACATCAACATCGGGTTGTTGCCAGACTTCCCATAAAAACGTATATTCAGGAAATGCAATGGTCAAATCGGCTAAAAAATCGCGAATGACTTCAGGAAATTTTTCGGGGATATCCATGTATAAATGGAGACAGATATATTTTTTATATTTTTTTATCGCTATATAATAATAATATGTCGGACGAATCTAAAAAAAGATTAAGAACGATTGAAGGTTATGTATCTGTACATACTCCCGGTTTTGAAAAGTTTTTACAGAAGTGGATTGATAACGACCGATTAAGCTTTGTTCTTAGCATAGATGCTAGTATAGGCCAAACAATAAGAAGTATTGCTGGAATAGCAACGACCCTTCCGCCTGGTTTGCCGCATATAGAATCCTTAGCGTCTTTTTTTCAAGAAAATAATCATAAATTAACTCTAACACAAACTCATGTATTATGTAAGTATACAGACCGTTTATTAGACTATGTTATTTACATTTTTAAATATTACAATTACGATTTCAAAACCGACGGAAATCGCGTAGACAAAACAGACGAGGATAATATATTATTAGCAAAACGGTTAACTAAAATATACAAAATTATATCGAATTATATTATTGGAAATCCCGATTTATCCATTCACGAACAACGAGAAAACATAAATTATAAAACAAAACATCGAAAGATTTTCAAATTGGCACAAGACAAAACAATCGTTCAATCATTTCGCGAAACAATCGGGCTTTCTCGAGGCGATTCACAAGAAACCGATTATAATACAACTCCGCTACATCCTTCATTACAATCTAGCCCTCCTTCTTCTCCAAAAGGTGGTCGAACACTCAAGTTTCTTAAGAAGCGCAATCATAAAACCCGTCGTTCTTTACACTAGACTTTTGTGTCATCAGCCATAATAGCGCGAATCGTCGCTTCATCCATGGTGTCAGAAAGATTATTTATGACTTCCGACTCCATAGGTTCTCTATTATTCAGATCAAAGAAGGTCTTACAGAATGATTTAACGGCTAGATGATTCTTCTGGTCTAATAGCTTTTTTTTGATATCCGCCTGAGCCGATTGGATAACCGAATCTTGTACTCTCTTTGCTTGGTTCTCTTCAGTATACCATGGATTACGGGATTTCTCTGTAGAAATGAGAACATCGCAAATTTCGGGTTTTGAGACAATAGCGAATTCTTCCGATTTAGAAAACGATTTTTTGAATTCCACAATAATTTTATCGGGAATAACGGGACTGGTTTCCATGAGTCGATCGAACTCCTCTTTCGACATTTTCAGCATATGCGAAACGGCTATTCTTTCATTGGGGTGTTTTGTCAGCTCGATTTTGATATTCCTATAAAATTTGTCCCAAGCAATACTACTGACACGATGTGCTTCATTTAACTGTGTTATTTTCAAAAACTGTTGAATCGTGCTGATAATCCCGCCTAAAATATTGATACCACCCACCACCATGGTAAATAGTGCTTGGTATTGTACAGGAACACGGGCCTGTGCGAAGTTGGCCGTTCCAGCCAAAGTGGAAATAATAATACATGGTATTGTATACCATGCGTTTAAATTCGAATAAAGCGAATTAGAGCGCGTATGAAGCCATCGATAACACATGGCTTTGTCCGCCCATTCCGCTAAAATATGTTCATGTTCTACAGACCACTCATAATTTTCAGGTATGGAGACGGTGCCAACATTATGTTCAACTACTGCAACTGTTTCTTTGTTCTCTTCTGTCATTATATTCTATAGATACATATAATGGATGACCGTCTTTCTGTCTTGAAAAGCACATTCGGTGAAATTGTAGATGCCAAAGAAAATAACGTACAAATTTTGAAACAATTAGAAACTCGTATTCAACACATCAAAAAGATTTATAGCGATTTCATTCAAGCCAATCGAGAACAACTGTTTGTTTTCACATTGGATTCGTTCCATTTCCAAGGTAAATTGGTGGATTTAGAATTCGAAGATATGAACCGGATGTTTTTGTCAATAACCAATCGGATGTATTGTGATTATTACAAACTCTTCAAAATCATTGTAGAATATGTCAAAGAAAATATTCCCGATAAAAAACTTACTGAGCTTATACGCGTTCACGACAATTACCCCGTTTACAAAGATTTAGAACCTTTTAAACAATACGAATTCCAACAAATACAGAATCTTCACGAAATCCTTCTCGTCATCTTGGCATATTTACATACCTTTATTACAAACAAAGAACACGATTTAAAGGTCTATCAGAATAAAAATCAGATAGGGCTTCATATCGACAGTTTTGTCAATACGTTCTCATTTAATACATTTGTTATGAATCAAAAAGCAATGCTCTTTGTGACCTATATCGAATTCTTTCATAAATCGCACCAGAAATATTTGAAACGTTTCACTATGAAATTGAATCTTATGTTGTCTCAATTAAATAACGACATCAAAATCGATTCTCCAACGGAAGCGAAGACGGTCAAAAAGGATATGTTGGCCGATTTGAAAGACCAAAATGTCGACCGCGCTTTATTGAAAGAGCTGCGTGTGAGTATCTCGGCGGATGATGTATCCCAAAGCGGTTCTTCTAGTGAAAATAATCGACCTCCTTCCCCAGAAGAGTCGGCGGATGGTTCTAACAAAGCGCCTCTTATAGAAGATATTGTTCTCCGTTTACCGATTGTTGAAACATTGTCAGAATTGACAGATGAACCCGAGAATAAAAAAAACGTGTTTGAACCAGGTCTATACCAAGAAAGACTAGAACCAAGTCCTGCCTCTTCATCCGATTTTATTGGATCTCAGGTCGAATGGGCACAACAACTCGACACGTTCATAGAACCCGAAGAATATGAGGAGAATGTAAATCTAACTATTTATGATGGAATAAATGTATAAAACATACGTTTATATTAGTTCTTCTATATGTTTTTTGTAGGTTGGCTGTGAAACTTGTGAAATAGAATGACGCATATGTAAGACGTCATTGTTGATTGTTTCAAATATGGTTGCGTTCATTTCCAATTCGGCCTTAAGTGCCTGTATTTCTAAAAATTGGGATTTTATTTGTTCATTCTGATTATGTATTATATTTATCAATATAATACACTCGTTTTGTATTCTTGTTATGTACTCTTGAATATTCATGTGAGAACCTATGTTCTCTAAATCTTCAAACAGTCTGTATAACGTCATAAATGATTGTCTTAAATAATTCATTGTATTTTAATATACAATGCCTTGATTCGTAAAAATGCCTATCAATTTTATTATTTGTCGATTTACATTTTTGTGACACCCTTGAAGATTACACTGACCAAAAAGAAAAATGAGACAAACTTTTTATAAAAAATAAAATTTTTGTTATTCTCCTTCTCAATAGTGTAAAAGCATCATGTCTTATGTATTCTCTTCTATATTTTAACCATAACAAAAAATTTTATCACCAATTGGTTTATCATTATAATTTGATATAACATGCCACCAACATCCTAAACACATAGCAAACATCACTTCATGATAATATTTATTGATAAAATCACCATATTTATTACCATTTTTCTGATACTCTTCTAAGTGATATTGTTGATGATCAAAAACAAAATTGATATTTTCTTTGTTTTCTTCTAATATTTTCTCAAATATTTTACAACCATCAATATTTTCACCCTTAAGATTCAACATTCTTTTTAAACAATCGCAACCATTATGTTCTCTAGATGATTGAAGTAATTTTAAAACTTTTGACATTTATATTTTATATGTTTACTTTTTTAATATTATTATTTTCAATTATATTTTCTAGTTTCTATATTCTTCTAATTATGTGTTCTTTTTTAATCCTTCATTTTCCTTTTTTTTATAATATCTATTTCGTCCATTTTATATTATAAAATATACAAATTATAACTGCATTTTGTCTCATTTTTCTTTTTGGTCGGTGTAATAATGGGACATCTTAAGGCGTCCCACTAGAGATTCAAGGGCAACATATACCGATAAATGAATTGGATGGAATGGAACGCCCTGAAAGGGGGCGTGTCCCATTTCAAATCTTCATCGGTATATAATCTTCAGCAGTGTAAAACATATAAAACTTGTGGGCCTTTTTATTTACACAGGGTTTATTATATGAATGTTCTCGCCATTTTGTTAATTCTAGCCTTCACAGAAGCCTTTCATTCTCCCTTTAGCCATAAAATAAATGAAATATTATTCAGGGGAAGATTTAGTATTCCGAGACGCGAAATCCAGCATCAGATTCGAATCCCTCCAAAATCCCCCTTTAAGAATCTAAACGGGTTCTACGGTCTCATTGGACCCGACGTCCAAATGACATCGGTACAAACCCTTTACGAACTTTTTACGGGGGATGGGAAAATACAGGGAATATTCTTTCAATCCAATGATAAATCAACCTTTGTGACCCATCTAGTGAGAACCGATAAACTGTTATATGAATCGATTCATGGTCGGTTTTCAAAACATGTTTGGATGACTCCCCTCTATGTATTTTTGAATAAAGTCGGTATTCTTCCCAATGTTTTAGGACTTGCTAATACAGCTCTTCTTCCTGTCGGTCGCCGACTATTCGCCCTTTTTGAACGAGACTTTCCATATGAATTGGCTCTAGACCTAGAGAAACACCAGATTCGAACTGTCAAAAAGGTTTGTTTGCCACGATTGTCTCATTTCTCAGGGCATTCGAAATATATAAAGGGTATTATTCATACTGTCGACTACGATGTGGTTTGGAATCAGCTGAATTATATTTTACTCGATTCTTCTTTTCGAGAACATGAAAGACATTCCATCCATACGAAGTATATGCCGCTGGTCCATGATTTTGGTATTTTACCTGATGGAAAGGTTATATTGGTGGATGCCCCCTTCGTTTGGAATATTAAACATTTGCTTCATCCGATGAAAGATATAAACTGTCAGGCGAGCCACGCAACTCGGGCAAGTCAGGTTCTCAAATTCTTGAATGACGGTATTTTTCCTAAAGACATTCCCGTAGTCTTTGATAAAACCCGTCCCACTTATATCAACCTTTATGACCCCCTTCAAAAACGGCTAAAACAAATCGTTTGTTCAATGCCCCCTTTCTATTGGTTTCATTTGGCCTATACGGAATATCAAGGAGCCGATTTGAATATATTCGCGCCTCTTTATGACGATGTCGATTTCTCGTCGCTGAATTTAGACGGGAAATATCGCCAGATAACGATTCGCCCCTCCGGACAAGTGGTCATAAAGAAGAATTCTCAATTGGAGGGGCTCAATCTTGATTTTCCGATTCGGGTAGGCAATTATGTGGTTTTGCGAGAAGTAAAGAATCGGACGATTTGCGGGTTTGTCGTTTGTAAGGGGCTTCAGATTATTCGGCGGATTCGGCTTCCTTTAGGTAGAACATTCTGTGGAGAACCGGCGGTGGTAGAGGTCAATGGCCAGCCCCATTTATTAGGGTTTTCTTATGATAAGAATCACGATGGATATGTGTCGATCATGAGTATATGGTCGGATACTTATGATGAGATTCCTTTAGGACATCCGGTGAGCATAGGGTTTCATTCGGTCTTCATTCCGGGACATTGAGAGGGGGGGAGGCGAGTGTTTATCAAAACCATTTTGATTCGTTTTTTATGAGTGTATTAAACGAATTCTTATTCAATATCCTTGATCCACGAGCAGCATACATGGGGCGGTTATTTTGCGCGGTTTCAAGCAAAGACTGACTACCCGATATTTGTACATTTTTATGTTTGTCTGACACATAATGATGATGTGGGGGTTCTCTTTTTTCATTATCGTTGCCAATAAAGACAATACGGTCCATGACACATGGCAAAGTCAAACTCAAATTCAAATGATGTATGGGTTAAGTCGTCGTGTGAAGAAGTTTTTTGGGTTGTATGTGGGTTGGCGGTATTCATCTTATATATGATATTTACATATTATACATTCATTCAAATAAATAAACCTTTATGACATTGTTGCGAGAGCTTTTTGTTTGATGCCGGCGAGAAGGCCTTCTTGATAACCACGATGGAAATCGTCTAAATCTTCCTCGTCGGATTCTTCGTCGGACCCTCTCATCGAACCTTCATTCGAACCATCCATATCAGAGCCTTCATCCGATAGTTCGTCGCCTTCGTCGGAAGCGGCATCAGACCCCTCATTTGAAAGAGTATCGATATCTTTAGGAAAAGGTGCCGCCGTAGGAACATTCAGTGCGTCGATTTCTTGAAAGGTATTTATAGGGACGGTTTGTAATTGGTGGTCGTATATTTCTGTAAAATAAAGGGGAGACTTGACACACCAGTATTCTTTATTATTTTCAATAAAGTTGAGAGAGGAATATTGGCGGGTTTGATGAAGGTCATAAAGGTGGTCGATGAATTCGGGGGTTTCTTCATCCACAAAAAAAGGTTCCATTCCTTCTACATCGACAAAGACGGCATATCTTTGGATATGAGGAACAGAAGGATCTAATGGTTTAGAAGAAAATAGGGGAACATTTCCAATAGATGGATGGACTACTGTGGGAATGAGCAAATTGACTTGTTCTTCGGGGAGTTGAACGGGATTTTCGTAGCCCTTCGAAGTGCCGAAAATGGAGAAGATACCTGGGGAAGCAGGAGAACATGGAAATAGGACATAGGGAGATGGAACATATGAACCGTCGTTTAGGCGTTTTAGATGGTGGAAGGATTTATCGATGAATCCAGAGGAGGTGGAGACAATTTGGAAAAAATCAGTGACAGAAGGGTCTATATTAACATTTCTGTATTGATAGAGCGCGGTTATTTCATATGGGGTTACCCAAAAATATTCTTTGTCTGTTCCCAGAGGAACCGACACACGAGTTGCGTCATACACCATAAACACAATGTTCTCATCTAGGAAAAGGCCTTGGAATAAATGGGGGTTGTATACATCTTCTTCTTGATCCTCCTGCTCCTCCTGCTCCTCATTGGGGGGAAACAGGTTGAAAAGAGTGGTTTGAAAAGATTCCATGGTTTTTTCACGGATAGTGTCTTCAGAATCTTCTGGGCCGATTTCGATGGTTTCAGCAGTAGGGAATACAAGAGTATTTTTGGTTTTGTCATAAACAGTTAAATAGAGAAGATAGGGACAACAACCGTTTCTGACACATGTATAAATACATAGATTGATAGGATAAGAACCATCGGGGAAGTCGAATGTTCTCTGTAGAAAGGAGCGGTTGTCTACAAAATAACTGTTGCCGTCGTAATCGTAGGTAGTTATTGGAATATCGTCCATTTGTTCTTTTGGGGGTTTTGGTTCTTGTTTAGGAGGTTCTTCTATTGGTTGAAAATCGTCTTGTTCTTCTTCTTTAGCACCTTCAGTTGCCTCTACAATAGGTTCAGGTTCAGTTGCCTCTACAATAGGTACAGCTTCAGTGGCCGCTACAACAGGTTCTGGTTCAGAAGCAGGTTCCTCTACAACAGGTTCAGAAGCAGGTTCCTCTACAACAGGTTCAGAAGCAGGTTCCTCTACAACAGGTTCAGAAGCAGGTTCCTCTACAACAGGTTCAGAAGCAGGTTCAGAAACAGGTTCCGGTTCAGGTTTAGCTTCGGGTTCAGAAACAGGTTCAGATTCCGGTTCGGGTTCCTCTACAAAATCTTCAGAAACAGATTCAGAAACAGGTTCAGTTGCGGGTTCTTCTTCTTCAACAACAAATGATTCCTTTATGACAGGCTCTGATTTTTCTTCTTGAATAGATTTGAAATCTAATTCTGGAAGTTTATACTTTTCGGATATTTCTGTTTCTCTAGAAGTTTCAGAAAAAAATCGTTGAACATCTCTTTTAGAACGGCTTAATTGATACATCTTAATATTCTTTAATATATACGTCTATTTTATTTTTGAAATCGAATCAGGTAAATCTTAGTTTTCAAATGGATTATAATCAGAAAAAACAATATAAAAACATATGAATAAACAATATATCTTAGCAGATATCCCCCATTGATTCCCGACAAATATGTATACCGATGAATATTTACCAGATGATGCTGTCTTTGAAGAAGAAACAAATGTAAGCATCGATGAAACATCCAGTATGGATACACATGACCGTAATAAAAGAAAACGTCATGAATTATATAAAAAGACGGATTCAGACTACTATTCTTTTAAAATGAATAGATACAATGATGATGGCGAACCTATTCTTCAAAAAGTAGAGATTTATTCCACTCCTACATATGGATCCATCCGAAACGCATCATCCGGTGTGCGTGAGCAACATAAGGTTGGTTCTAAACATGAAGATTTATATTTCCGAGTAAAAGATATAAGTATTTATACAAAGACGGATACCAATCGGGAGCCTCGAAAATTATTTTACAGGAATCCAGAGGAATTCGAACGTCATCATTTCGTAAAGATTTCACAGGATATCAAAAAGGCGTGGAATGAAAAATATATGAGGGCGAAAGCTCTATTATAAGGGTTATCAAATACATGATACCCTTTATGACCAATACATATAAACAATATACTTCTAAGATATATAATGAAATGGTTATATATCTTATTTACACTGGTTATGGATGTACCAAATGTTCCAAATCCAAAACCAAATGTACCAAATACAAATGTTCCGAATCCAAATAGAATAGATATCAAGATCCCTTTATCAAGACCCTCCTCTAGTGGAATAGACGAACGATTTCCTTTTGTATCCAATGAAGAAGAAGTGGAACGTATCCGTCTTCATTTATATTATTTAGAGCAAATCAAAGAGTTGGAGAGTAATACACATATAAGAACACTCGAACTCGTCATACCTATTGTTGAAGAAGTTCTTCCTATTGACAAAATATCGCCATGTAAAATGAAAGCTGGTGGATTGATGGATGACTGGGAAAGAAATATATAATATAGTATATGCCTACAAACAGTAATTATGACAAATATTTTAATGGAATTGGGGAGGTGCCGACATTTACATATGGAATGATAACGATTACTTCTATTGTATTAGCCTATATGACCTATATGGACCCATATATTCCAGAAGAAGTAGAAGAAGCAAAAGAACCTATTCTAGAAGCAACTTCTATAGATGGACTCGTAGAGTCCAATCCGCTGGATAATAGTGGTTTTGTACCTGAAGAAATCATTCCTCAAGAAGAAGAGCAACAACAACCATTGTCTCAAGAAGAAGAACAACAACCACAAGAAGAAGCACCATCTCAACAAGAAGAACAGCAACAACAACCTCCTCCCGTAGCGGGAGGAAAAACCAAAAAGAGATCTACACGTAAGTCAAGACTCTCTGAAAAAAAGCATTAACCTGATTCTCATCCGCACCTACAACAATATCATCTGGTATAACAGTCAGATTCCCTTTTTTATAACACATTATAGCCGGAACACCATTGATCTGTTTTTTCGATTTTAAAACAGCATAGATTTCGAAATTGTCATCGATATCTATGATAGCCCCTTGAATAGTTTCTGGAAATTTTGCCATCCAAGAATGGACTAAAGGTTCAATTCGTTTACAAGGCCCACACCATTCGGCACCAAATTTTATGACTAAAGCTCCCGGGTTATTCATAAGAGCATGACCAAATTGCTCTTTAGACAATTCAGTTATAACGGAATCAGGTATAGGAACGTGAGTAAGAGACATAACAGGTGTTTTCTGTATAGTAGTAAATGCCATGTTTCTAAACATTTTTATCTATATTATTCTTTTATGACATTTATTTGAATGATTATACTAGAAAACGGAAGGACTTGCGTAGGGTCATAAAGGAAAATATGACCCAATAGTCTAAATGAAAGCCTGTTCTATTCAACCAAAATCCCATAATCTCAATATTAATATGTATTCATTTCGAGAACTTCTAGAGCTCTTCCAACTCTCTTCGCGCATCGGCGTAGAAGACATCAAACGGGCGAAAATGATGGTTCTCAAAATGCATCCCGATAAATCGCGCCTGCCTCCTGATTACTTTTTGTTTTACAAAAAGGCATTCGACGTTGTGTATCAATATTATCAAGAACAAGCCAAAACCACAGCAGAAGTCCCAAAAGAAGAACAGACGTATTCGCCCTCCATCAATGAATCGGAAGATAAGAGAACGGCCCGGGTCATAGAGAAAAAAATGAATGACCTGGGACAACACCAATTCCAACGCAAATTCAACGAACTCTTCGAAACCGTCGCCGAAAAACCCGACCCCACAGCGAACGAATGGTTTAGAACGAACGACCCCCTATTCCAATTCGACGAAGTCCAATCCACTGCCGGTTTAGCAGCAGCCATGGAACAAGTCAAACAGAAAACCGCCGCCCTCGTCAAACACACCGGTGTCCAGATGATGTCGTCTAGTGGCCCAGCATACAATAACCTTTATGACCAAGACGAAGGATACGTTTCATGCGACCCTTTCGGTTCTCTCAAATACGAAGACATACGTAAAGTCCATAAAGACCAAACCGTTTTAGCAGTAAGCGAAAGCGATTTCGCAAAGGTCAGACAGTTCTCTTCGATGGACCAACTACAAAGAGAACGCGGATCGATGAATATAAAACATGTCGATCGGTCGGAACACGAAAGATTTTTCGAAGAACAACAACAGGCCCATCAAGAAAGAATAGCGGCTAAACAATATGCCGCCCAATTGAAATCCAATGAATACGCGGAAAAAAACAAAAAAGTCATGGCCAGTTTTCTTCAACTCACTGGATAAAACCCCGGCATACTATATATGCGTTTTCCGAAAGAGCTGATCCATTGGGGAGATATTGCCGCCATCCCTTTTTTCTTCTTGCTTTGCCTTTATTTTTATCAAATCCCATTCAAAACCACTTTTGAATGGATTCTGTTTTCTTTTTGTTTTGTGGGTCTTATAGTCGATATCTTCTTTACATATGTTTTTGTTATCCATAGACGCTGATTATCGAAACCCCATTGAGAACTTTTCATTCTTCTCTTTCTCGCGCATTAGTCTTTCGATTAATTCGCGTTTATCCAAATCCAACATCATACGTCTATAATCCATAACTCTCCCTTCAATATCGCTAAAATCATAGGATTGAATGACAGTCAACGGTGTCAATAAAAACCAGCGGTCCGTCTGTTGAAGTTGTTTCCACCAGATATCAATGGAGAACAGTTTTTTCTTTGCGGGTTCTCGCAATAGATTCGCTAACCCCTCCTTAAAATTCGCCAATAACACATCATAATATTCCTTTTTGACAATATAACCAGTAGTGGTTTGAATATTATGGACGCGGACATAATGTTCCGATATGACAGAAAAAGGGGGGCAATTATTTCCTCCTAAAATGAGAACATCCCAGGAACTTTCGGATTCCAAGAAATTTCCTAAAGCATTAATAAATACCGGGGGGTCGATAAAGGTTATATCGTCCTCACAAATGAGAACCTGAGGCCAACCCCTGGCTTTTGCTAATTCAATACACCTTATATGACTGAGAGCACAACCTATATTTCCAGCTGTCATTTTAATCGCGGGGAATCGTTCGGGATTCATAATACCTATTTTAGCGAGTTCACTGAGAACACGGTCGTTACGATCCGTTCGATGGTCTAAGTTGATATATAATACATTATCACGCCAGTTCATTTAATATATTTTTTATAAGTGTTCTAGTTTTATATTAATTTGTAGGGGAAGTAGAGGAAGTAGAGGAACCTACGGTTACTATGCCCGCCTTCGGCGGGACTGCCCCTACGACCCCCTCCCTTCCTTTCAATAAATCTTTATGACAAAAATAAAAAAGATTTCATAATGTTGGTTTATCAAACTCCTTCTCATTGGAAAGGAGGGGGTCGTAGGGGGAACCTTCGGTTCCCCTACTAATAAGATTCTTTAGGAAACCGACAGGGTCCGCCATTTTCGGTGGAACTAGTTGGTTCACTTTTTCTTCTATTTGTTTCATCCGCATATTCAATTTATCCAGACTCTCCATAATCTTTGTTAGAGCACTAGTCGACGAGTCTTCGAAATGAACATGTTTTTCGAGAGGTAGAATATTTTTAGGCAATTCTTCTAAAATTTTCATTTTAATATTCTGATTCGTTCCTGTAGTCAAATGGGTAGTAGTAGCAGGACCTGTACTAGGGACGATTGGAGGAGGCGCATATTCTTGAAGTTCTCGTTCTCTCAACCTCTTTTGTTGTTCAATCAATTCCTCCATATTAGTAATAACTGGATCCTCTATTTTTTCGGAAAAATCAATGACTTTTGGTTTCGGAAGGTCATAAAAGGTTGTATATTCACGAGGCTCTAATGGCTGTTCGCGTTTCAATAATCGCGGTTGCTGTTTTTGTATCAATTCATTCGAAATAGAACGCAACGAATTCATCATATATCCCAAGACTTCTCGATTTATCTCTTTCAATTTATCCCGTGTAATCGTTTGGGGCAATTGTTTAAAAAAACGCTCGACAATAGAGCGAAACCACTGGTTTTTCTCTTCGACTGTAGTAAATACATTGATTTCCGGAGTTTTATTAATCATTCCATAAAGGAGTTGTTGGTTCTCCGTAGAAATAAACAAAGACATAGGTCATATACACCTATGTCTTTTATACCTTTTTACATGATTTTGATTGATTGTATTAACCGGATAACGGAGCTCCTGTGAGAGCGTCGCTTTGTTCTTGAGCGTCAAACTCGGGTTGATAGTTATTGACTTGGAGAACCTGATGTTTGAAAGGTTCGCGTCTTGTTTCTCCTTTCATACACAATCCGTCTGTACATCCATTCATAATATTCGCAAAAAAATCCTCTACAGAATTGAATCGGTCTGATAAAAAGGTAATGGTATCAGCGTATTTTTCAGGTTGTACATATATGACAAACTCTCCATATCGGGGGTCATTCTTATCAATGACTTTTGAGGTATCTTTCGATTTACCTTTGCGATAATGAACGCTTGATCGAGGATACCATAGGAGCTGAACATATGTGTCATTTCTTTTTTTAGGAACCTTACCATCATCTCCTACTATAGCAACCGGTGTCATAAATGAACCGAGAGAACTGGCGCCTTTCGACATAGCGCTAAAAGCGCCGGTTGTCATGGAACTCAATACTCCAGGTGAAGATTTTGGTTTGTTGTGATTCAACAACTCTTCCATATCCTTTAATTCTTCTGGAGTGTATTTATTTTTGTCGCCATCCTTCATAGCCTTCATTTTTTCCAATATCGGCAGCATCAATTCTCTAGCAGGTTGTCTTGTTTTCACCCATTCTAATAATTTTACGGCTGCTTCCGTTAATTTATTATCTTTTGTCAATCCCGTTTTAGAATTGGAAAGCTCTTCTAGAACCTTCTTGTCCATAGAAGACGCAACTAAACTTTTTACCAAATTGTTTTCATCGCCATAGGTGTTATAACTATCCAACATTTTTTGTAATTCGGGATTATCATTGACTTCTTTTAGACCTTTCAATTGTGAAAATAATTTATTGGATAATTCTGCCTCATCCAACCCTCCTCCATGAAGAGGGAGAACAGGGGATGAAATAATTCGCAAAAAAGGAACACGAAAACAATAGAGAATATTTCCTTTTTGATACATCCAAATACGTTTTCCTTTTTCTTTTCCTTTTCCTTTCAACAGTTTTTTCGTTTTTCTTCTTTCAACTTTCGGTTTTTTCAATCGAGAAGGTGGCATCTTATATTGTCTAGAGATATTATCAATCAATTATTAAAATACAGTCTCCGATATCCAAACACTGTTTTGTCCGGAATCTTCTCTTTCAAAAACAGATTGCGTCTAGCTTCGATTGATAAAACGCCCTTCGTAAACGGCGTCTCTCCGGTCAACATAGTTATGATGAAAAACAGCGAATACATTCCACATTCCGTATTGCTCGTTTGATGCTGATGCCCGCGATTGCTATAAAAAGTAAAATCCATATCTAAGGCTTTCGCCTGGGCTAAAATCCGATTCACCAAAGGAAGCGGAGCACCACTCAATTTGGAGTCTTTTTTCCATATCTCTGGAGGAATCGGATTATCTGCGCTGTCAAAAAACAAAATGAACCGATGATCAATATCGATAAACATACTTACCCAATGAGAACCGGACTGGTCGTGTCTGTCTAAATTAAAAACAATCCCTATTTTCGTTCTCTTTGCCCTTATAAAACGGGCTAAATCAAACCTACACAAATCCTCCAATACACATTTCCCGCCCTGTTCTGGCAATCGTGTATCGAAATCAATCGTAGTAGGTCCAATCAACTTGAATTCGGGATGACTGGCTTCATACTGTTTTGCGACTTCTTCAATGTCGAAATTAGAGAGCCATTCATCGGGGTTCGATTCCCATTCTGGCGGCTGTTTTGGAGCGAAAATGAATTTGCGAATACGCGATTTCATAGTTGCGTCGCCCAACTGTTCCAACCAACATTCTTCTTTTGGACAATCTAGCTTCTCTTTCAGCGCCCACCAAACACGTTTGGGGTTCGTATCGTGTATCGCGGATTCAGGATGATTCTTGTTGAACGCATTTCGAATGTCCATGAGAATATCGGGTGTAAAACAAGTCTGTTCATTCACACGATTCTTTTTGACAGCCGGACTACAATTCATAGAAGTATCTACCGTCTTTTCTATTTTTGGTTTTCGTCGTTGCGTTTTTGGTCGACGTCTATTGTTTCGACGTGTTCTCGGCATCTTATAGTAGACGAATATTTTATTCATCATGTGAGAACAATTGAATGTCTTCTAAGGGTCTGCTCTGTATATCCAGGTCTTCCAAATATCGAATGGCGCTTTTCATGTAGTCATCGAACGCCTGGTTCATATCTAAAGACGTTTGTATATCAGGGTTCTCCAAATAATCTTCCGTCAATGACAAAATACGTCCTCTATATTTTCGAACCCTTGCCAAAAACTGCTGGCGTTCGTCGAATTTTTTTGGATCTGTTCTCTCCTGATACCTCTTATAAGTCGTTTTGTTCATAAGCAATTCCAATGTCAACTTGTCCATCTCCATCGTAGTCGTCGACACTGCCGCATTCGCTTCCACATTCGCTTCCCCTTCCATAATCAAGAATATATTACAATTAGAACAAAAATCCAGCAAAAAAACGACAAAAAATGGTCATAAAGATTCTATTTGGATGGGGGTTGTCTGAGGGAGGGCCTTCGGCCCTAGAACACCAACCAAGAATAATCCTTTATGACCAGCTTGCGCGACCAGGTTGCCGTTATGTAAAGGGAGGGGTCATGTGCGCCTTCGGCGCACGGTCGGGGTCCGGTGCAGACTTTGTCGGCACAGTTGGGTCCATAGGACCCCCGAAGGACCCCATGTAGGGGGGCAGTCCCACCACCGCTTCGCTGTAGGCGGGAATAGAACCCTCTCTGCCCTTCGGTTCCCTATAAAAGGGAGGGGTCGTAGGGGAACCTACGGTTCCCCACAAAATTGATTCAAACCCCTTCCATTTGTTTAAATCAAAATATAACGGTAATATAACCATATGAAAACCTTAAAGAAAACTACTATAACCCATCAACAAATAAAACCGCCCAATGCTTCGAATTCAAAACCCCTTTCTGATTTCCTATTCAAACATCGAGTTCAAAAAGGCAATGAAAGTCGTCCAATTACGAATACTAGAATAGGTAATCAGGAACTCGAAATATACGGCGGAAAATACAGCATACCTGATGATAAATACGCAGACTTCTTAACCAATCAATATTATCGAGAAGTCTTCCAAAAACAACAACCCGAATATTTAACCGAGACACAACTCGAAAAAGGACCATTGTTAGTTGACATTGATTTGCGTCATCCATATGATATAACTACGCGTCAATATACACTCGAACACATAACAGACCTTGTTGGCGAGTATTTAGCAACTTTCAAAGAATCTTTTCAAATAGACGATGAAGCAGTCATCCACACCTATTTGTTTCAAAAACCTACAGTGAATCGAGTCGCAAATGACAAAATAACTAAAGATGGCGCGCATCTCATATTCTCGCTCCATCTCGACCACATTGCCCAGCAGCTTATCCGAACAAAAATCCTAGAAAAAATCCCAGAAACATGGCAAACCGAACTAAATATAACCAACTCTTGGGACAAGGTGTTTGACGAAGGTATCTCTAAAGGCACGACCAACTGGCAACTCGTCGGTTCTCGAAAACCAGGAAACGAATCCTACCGACTCACTGGTATATTCACCTCCACATTCGACTCCATGGAAGAAGAATTCACGACCGACTTTGCAGACGCATCTACTTTCAACATGGCAACCGATATTTTCAAACTCTCAGCTAGATACCCTCATCATTATGAACCCTTTATGACACCTGCGTTTTTGGCTCAGCATACTCAATTGAAAGAACACTTGTCAAAACCGGTGGAAACACAGAGAAACCAACAACCATTTACAAACCGAATGATTCTTCAAGAAATCGACCCACTCAGTATTTCGAATCATGAGGAGTTGGCAGAGGCTCTCAAACAGTTTCTGGATTCTATTCCTCCCGATAGATACAACGAATACGAGGCGTATAGCTATGCCATGACTCTCCCGAATACTTATTACGGCCCAGGTTCTTATGACAAATGGTTTCAAGTCGGGTGTGCTCTTAAAAACATCAGCAAATCGCTTTTCATCGTATGGCTTGCTTTTAGCGCACAGAGCGCGATGTTCTCCTTCGTTTCAGACGTTCCAAATCTTTGGGACCGATGGATAAAGTTTGATACAAAAACAAATGGACTGACTCTCCGTTCCATCATGTATTGGTCAAAAAAGGACGCTCTCAATAAATACAAGGAGGTCAAATCCTCCAGTATCGATTATTATATCGAGCAGACATTAGACAATGGTCTAAGCGATTTTGCGGTTTCTGACAAAAAACAAACGGTATCCGACTGGGATTTAGCGAAAGTTCTTTATCATATGAAGAAGGACCATTATCTTTGTTCGAGTGTGAAAGGAAATCTATGGTATCGATATAAGGACCATCGGTGGCGCGAGATTGATTCGGGAACATCTTTGCGAACAGCGATTTCAACCGAGTTGAGGGCGCATTATGCCAAGAAGGCGGAACAACTAGCGAGTTCTAAATCGGCACTAGAAGACGATGATCCAAAATACAAATATCTACAAGCGCGTATGGAGAAATGTTTAGAAATCCATGGTAAATTGGGACGAACCGCCGACAAGAAAAACATAATGACAGAGGTACGCGATATGTTTTATGACGAAGAATTCGACCGAAAAATAGATACGAATCCTCACCTACTTTGTGTTGGAAACGGTATTTGGGATTTCAAGGAACGCAAATTCCGCGAAGGAAAACCAGAGGATTACATCTCGATGAGCACGCGTATCGATTATGAACCTCTTTCTGACAAACATGACACGATAGTGGAAGAAATCAAGGATTTCTTCAAGAAAATCTTTCCAGTAGAAGAACTTCGGGAATATATGTGGGACCATTTGGCATCGACTCTTGTAGGAACAGCGCTGAACCAGACATTCAATAATTATTTGGGTGGAGGGCGAAACGGGAAATCGGTTGTGACGGCTCTAATGACAAAAGTGTTGGGGGACTATAAAGGCGAGTTGCCTTTGTCAGCAGTGACAACAAAGAGAACAGCTGTCGGTGGATTGGCACCAGAAATTGCAGGTCTTAAAGGGAAACGCTATGTGGTGATGCAAGAACCTACGCAGAAAGATGTGTTGAATGAAGGTATTTTGAAAGAGCTAACGAGTGGGCATGACGCAATTCAGGCTAGGTCGCTGTTCAGTATGCCCGTTTCATTTCTACCCCAGTTCAAATTGGTAGTGTGTGCGAATATTCTACCCGAGATTCGCGCGCAAGATCATGGAACATGGAGGCGTATTCGTGTCGTTCCTTTTATGTCGCTGTTTACAGAGAATCCGGTGGAAGGCGATCCTTACAAACCATATCAATACAAACTAGACGCATCTATTGATGAGAAGTTTGATTCTTGGAAGAAAGTCATGTTGGCATTGTTGGTGGATAGGGTACTAAAGACCAATGGTAGGGTATTGGATTGTGAAACTGTATTGAAAGCGAGTAATGAATACAAGCAGAAACAGGATGTTATTTCACAGTTTATTGATGAGAGAATCGAGAGAGCACCTGGCCAATGGTTATCACAAACCGATGCGAACCAGGGGTTCAAACTCTGGCATGAAGAGAACTTTGGAAGTCGTGGACCTCAACCAAAAGAGCTACATACGGCTTTGGACCGCCAATTTGGTGAGCATATTAAGAAGAAGGGATGGCGTGATATCCGGTTGGTGTTTGATATGGATACCCACACGAATGAAGTGGATTCGGATGATGCTTCCTTTTAGAGCGATACATTCCTTTAGAGCGATACATTCCTTTTAGAGCGATAAAAGAGACACGATAAATAATACATTTTTTCTGGGTTTTATAAAACGATTCCTAATTCATTTTGTGTAAAATATGGAAGAATTAATATATTTTGTTTTAATATATTAATGAGCTTTTTATCGTCCGATTCTGCGACTAAAATTACAGATATCTACGTGAATGGATTTTTAGATTGTAGTGGAGACGTTTTACTACGTGCAGACATTTTACTACATGGAAATATTAGTAGTACTACTACTCAACCTGCTGCTAATGACAGTTCTACAAAAATACCTACTACTGCTTGGGTTCAATCTGCTATAGCATCATCATCACCCGGAGGGTCATCACCAATTATATCCAATTTTAATATACCTGCATCTGGTCTAACAAATATCACAAAAAGTATTAGTTATCCAACAACAACAACAATTCAAAAATCAGGTATATTAGCAAAAATAAATGGAGTGTCAAATGGAGAACAACAATATACCTTCGGTCGAAATATTCCTAATAGATGGGTTGCGGTAGGCGAAGGAACAACAAATACTATTGCCTATTCCGGTGATGGAATAACTTGGAATGGTCTTGGAAAAGGTATTTTTTCAGTTAACGGAAGTTGTGTTGCTTGGAATGGAATTATATGGGTTGCTGGTGGTCAAGGAGGAAATACTCTTGCCTATTCCGGTGATGGTATTAGCTGGACCGGTATTGGATCAACTATTTTTACAAGTCAAGTATTTGGTGTTGGTTGGAATGGAAGTCGATGGGTTGCTGTCGGATCGGGAACAAACAATATAGCTTATTCAGATGATGGAATAAATTGGACTGGAGGTATTGGAACAGATATTTTTTCTAGTGGATACGGTGTTGCTTGGAATGGAAGTATATGGGTTGCTCTTGGTGAAGGAGGAAATAGTATTGCCTATTCAAGTGATGCTGTAAACTGGAGTGGTCTTGGAATGGATATTTTTTCAAGTGGAGGAAAAGGTATTGCCTGGAATGGTTCTATATGGGTTGCCGTCGGAGAAGGAACAAATAGTATTGCTTATTCAAATGATGGAATCGTTTGGTTTGGAGTTACTGGAACAAATATTTTTTCAACTAGTGGAAAAGGAGTTGCTTGGAATGGAACTCGATGGGTTGCGGTCGGTGAAGGAGGAAACACTATTGCCTATTCAAGTGATGGAATAACCTGGACAGGTCTCGGAAC